ACCCTTTCTACCCTCATCTTTAACATCATTTGCTGATATTTTCCATCCACTATTTTCAGTTTGTTGGAAGAATCCATTTAATCCTTCTAATGCGTTTTGTGCAGCATTTTGTTTTTCTCTTTCCTCAGTTAACTCTTTTTGTACTCTGAATGATTCTTGTAATGCCTCAATTCTTGCAGTTAACGAAACTCTTTGTACTGCCTCGTTAATTGAGTTTTGTACTGCGTTTTGTAAATCGATTGTAGTTGTTGCAATTTGTTTATTTGCAACGGTTGATTGTTCTTGAGCAATATTTGCCTTAAGTTTTTCATTGTCAGCATCAATTCTAAGACTTTCACTAACAATCTCTAATTCACTTACCTTTGCAGTTAAATCATTAACCTCACCATTTAATCGTTGAACTTCTAATGTTAAATCGTTAACTGATTGGGTTACAACATTATAAACTGAACGTAATACCGTGTCTGGGCCTGGAGCCGGTGTGTTTGGTATTAACTCAAATATTGTTGTATCTATTGATTTTTTTAGTTCTGCAACATCATAATCGGGTCTTGTTAATTTTCCACTAATTATACCATCACTTCTATCGGATTGCCTAAATAAGCGCACACCGGCAGAATTCTGTTCCGTTAAGACCAAAGAACCACTTTTTAGGATTTCTCCAACTTGTACTTCGTTTTTTAGACCGGTGTTTTTCATTTTAGCTTATAATCATAAAAGTGTAGTCATCATCAAAGAAGTGACTCACTCCGCTGATAACTACCTTGAACTCAATTTTATATACTCTATTTACTTCCCAATTACTAAGGTTTAGATTAAAGTAATTTCCATTAGAATCACAACTTAATTTTGTATAATCACTAAATGGAACTACCACATCTTCACTATGGTAATCGGAAATTTGATAATATGTTGTTTCAGGTAATACGCTACTTAAATCATATTGAGCAGTTGAACTAAATGTTTTTATTGGATATAATTCTCTACCAACTACTCTTATTCGTGGTGTTGTATTTACTTTATATTCTTTCTTAAAGTTTTTGATTCCAACCTTCAATGAGTCTGAATCAAGTACTGATAAAGACCCTGTTGAATATACTGAATCATCCCAACCTATTCTAACCTTTGGTTGATGTATTGTATTTGTTTCTTTACTAAACAACCTAAGAATTCCATAATCATTTGTATCAGATTCTTTATCAAATGGTAATTTTAGAAGTATACCATCATTTGGTATTGAACCAGTTATCCAATCATCCATTATATCTTTGATATCTAAACTAACATCGGTTGTTTGATATTCAAATAGTTGAGTTGAATAAACATCGTAATAAAATGTACCACCTTTACCTTCATATGAACCAGTTGAATTGGATTCAAATGAATTGTTTGGCAACCATCTAAGTGAACTATCACCTTCTCTATTATTCCAAGTTACACCAGAGGTGGTAATGTCATCAAATCGAGTACCATTGCCCATTTCCCAACTTTGTGATATGGGATATGCTTGTAAAGTGAACTCTAATGGTAATTCTTCTGATTCAGTTTCCTTTAATATAAGTGTTGCCTCAGACATACTAACAGACCCTTCTGCAATACTTTCTGATAATGGTTGTATATCGAATTTAAGAAGTGCACGTGATACATCTTTAATATTACCATAGTAAACTTTACTAACCTCTAATACCTCATCTAAACCACAATTTTGATTGGGTTGTTGTAAGTACACCGATGCATCTTTTGATGCTGTAAGGAAATAGTATGCCATTATCTTGCCCTCCCTTTTATATCCACATCTGGAAATTTAACTTCAAAAACTGATGGGTCTAAAGATGGATACACAATCTTATCCTTAGTTGCTGCCTCTATATTGTATGAGTTTGGTGAATATTGTCCACCACACTTATTTACAATTTTTAATTTTGGAACTGAACTAACTCCTTCAACATTTGCAACTACCAATTCTAATTCTGAAATATTGATTGTGTTGTTAAAAGTCCAATCATCAATTTGGAAATAACTTTTTAATTCAGAAATACAATCTGATATTACTTCACTTTTGTTATAGTCTTTATATGTAATGATTTCAAACTCTACACCAACATTAATAATAAACCCATCTAACATATTAATGCCATCAGTTAATACTTTATACTCATTCAAATATGTTTTAAGATTTTCTTTTACTGCTCTATTTAGAGTAGTTAATCTTTTTGAATTATCATATCCAAGTAAATAAAGGTTTACTGCAAATGGATTATTTTTTTCATTATCATTTGATGTTTTTCCAACTAAAAATTGTCTTATCTCTTCTTGAATAGCTTCTCTATTTGGTTCTTCACTATCTGGCTTGTCTACAAATGACTGTACTAAATCGGTAAACTCATTAAGTGCTTTAGGTGAAGCAAGAATTGATGATGGTGAATTATTATCCAAAGAACCATCAGATGTTGCATACGCCTTAGATATAGAACCATACTTAACTGGCATAGATAGTGTCCTAACTTGATAATCTTTTGCAGTTACTGCTCTGTTTTGTGAACCAAAGTTTGCAAGAGCATTTTGTCTAATTTCTTCGATTGTTTCACCATCTCTACCACCACTTGCAGGAATTTCGTTATCAACTGCTAAAGATGTTTTTGCACTATTATAAATTGCTAACTGAGTTGGTGTGAACAACTGAGTATCTTCTTCATATTCTATTGCAGATACATTAGTTAATACACCCTTCTTTACATTTGACCCAACACCACCACCAACTAAATACTTTACAGTAATTGTTGTATTTGATGGGGATGTTCCATAAGTTTTTGTTTTTAAGAAGTTTGTTGCATCAAATGATTCTTCTAATTTAGAAATAGAGTTGGGTAATCCCAATCCAACATTTTTAAGAGTCGGTATTAGTGTCTCATCACTTGCAGATGGGTCACCTGACCCAAATTGTATTGTTGTTGTACTATCCCCATTTACTTTCTTTACAAATCTCTTTGGGGTCTTTAATGTAGTTAATACATATGGAACCGTAGATTTGAATTGATATAGGTCTGGGTCGTTGTTTTCGGTATTTGGATAATCAGTAAATACCATCTCTTGTCCTAAGTAAGGAACTTCATACCATTTATTACCATTAGAATCTCTAACATCATAAATATCAATTACATTTGTATCTGAAATTTCTATTGTTCTAAATGGTGCATATGAACCAAATGTGAACTCTGCTGTTTTTAATTCTGCAGATATTGCATCAACATACTTTTTTACTAAATAAAAAGTTACTTCGCCTGTTGTACTATCAGTTGAGTAAATTGTTATTTCTCTATCAGATGGGTCTGAAAAATCTACAACATCTTGTGTAATAAAATTATTTTCATCCTCATCTCTAACTTGCATACCTTCTTTGATTCTTAAAAGATATGTTTCATCATAAGTGTTATCTACACCAGTTCCAATCGATGGAACTAATTGATATACAGATAAAGTTGTTACTGACGGTGATGTTACTTTTGGTTTATATCCTAAATATTGTGATAATGCTATTACATTTTCAATGTCTTCTGCATGAACCATTAATGATTCTTTCAAAGTATCATCAATATAATATGAAAGTGAATCACCAATATAAGATGCCATTTCTATAAACATCATACCTGGTGATGATTCGTTAAAATCAGAATAAGTTGTTGGGAAATAAGTTTTAGCAAACTCAATTAGATTTCCTCTAAATTGAGCAAAATCTTTATTGAGGTATTTTATATCTTTACCCCTATTCTTAAAGTTTTTTGTTGATTTAGTTATTGCCATAATTTATTATCCTTGTGCAGTAAATGTAACTTCATTTAAGTCTACTGAATTTCCAACTGTAAACTTTATTGAAACATTTACTCTATTACTATCTCTAAGTTCATCAGTTTGTTCTATATCAATTTCATCTATATTAACAAATGGTAACCATTGAGATATACTATCCTCTATCGTGGTCTGCAATCTATCCTCCAAGTCATCTACATTTTGTTCAAATAACAATTCTTGAAGTCCACTTCCGAAATTTGGTTGCATAACCCTTTCCCCTCTTTTAGTAAGTAGAAGATTTTTAATATTTGATTTAACTTGTTCAAATGTTGTAAAGGTCTGTTCAAACGCAGTATTACCAATCTGTAATGGTAATGAAATACCAATTGCATAATTGCTATATTCCTTAGTATCTTTTACTATTTTTGAACCTAACTCTATTGCCATAATTTATTACATACCTGGTCTCCAAGGACCTTTCTTTTTATCTACTGCCTTCAGTAATTGTCTATAATCTTTATTTAACAATTTATCCATTCCAGCATTACCAGTTTGAACTGGTTGTTCATAACCCATTCCTTGTGTTATATTTGATGCACCTAATGTATGTGTATCATTTGTAGTGAAGTTCATCGTTTGATAATCTGCACCAGTTGATTGTCTTTGTTGTGAACTAAATGGTTGTGTTTGTTGTAACACCTCATTTAGTACAGGATTTTTACTTAGAGTTTTTTGTTGAACTTGTTGTTTAACTATATTCTCATCCATAAAAGTTGATTTTTTAGGTGTTTGTTTTTTTGTTAAGGCCGATTTTAATTGTTTGTTTTCTTTCAACAATTTTGCCATTTCTTTTTTAACACCTTCTTTTACTAACTTTGGAAGAACTTGTTTTACTTCCTCGTTTACTAAAATTTGTATTGCTTTTATTAATTTGTCCGTATCCATTGTTAAAATGTTTTCCTTTTTATATAAATATTTAATTTAGGTTTTTTTAATTTTAATCACAGTGCACATCTTGTGCTATCAATTGTCTTCTAAAGTCATTTATATATTCATCCACATTAAATGCCTCTGATGCATCATCAGGTAAAGTTGTATTTATTACATTTTGTAGTGATGTGTTACCATTGAGAATATCCAATTCATCAGCTAGAGTATTATCAATTTGTTCCGTTATAGAAGGTGATGTTACTTCTTGGTTATCTGGTTGTTCTATAACAGGGGGTTCACTTCCATCTTCAGATGGGAAGTTAATATTCGGTATGGGTATTGCCGGTGGAATTAGATAACCAGTCCAAGGTATCACACCAGGTGCAGGAACAGGTGTTGGTGCACCAGGATATAATGATGTTGTTTGTATAAATCCACCTATTGAAAATAAATGTACAATTGCAGCAAGTACAAACATATTAACCATAACAATTTGTTTTGATGCAGGTTTAATTGGTGGATAGATTGGCCAAACTCCAACATTGGTAACTATATTAGAATTCACTTGTACATTTTGTATTGAACCTGGTGCAGGTATTAATGGTATTGGGAATGGTCTCATTTGTGCTCCTGCCCAATATGCTTTTACACCATTACCAAATTCATTTACCAAAGAGAATGGAGTACCAGGTGGAGTTGTTAGTCCCTTTAGTAATGCAGCTCTAAAAAGAGTTTTCATTATTTCCACATTACCAGTTTGAATTGATTCTAAATTAATAAAATCCTTTCCTCTTTTTACTGCAGCATCATATTCGGTTGCCCAAATAGTTGCAACCTGATTTATATCCAATGATGGGTTTCTAACTGGAT